AGTATTTTGAGCGTAATTTCTACGCTTCATCTCCTTAATGAAAATCTCAGTGTGTTTAGGAATATTCATGGTTGATATTGATTATTAATTAGTTATAATCAGTTCGTACAGATTACTTGTTAGCCACAATACGAAGAAAGCCTCCGTACAGCAACATCGTAATATTGTTTTTCCTTTTCTATTCCAATTGATTTGCGATTTAACTTTAAACAGGAAAGGTTTGTAGTCCCAGAACCCATCGTGTTATCTAAAACCATATCGTTTTCATTGGTGTATGATTTCACAAGCATTTCAAGTAAAGCAAGTGGTTTTTGTGTAGGGTGTATAGTTCCATCAAGTTTAGTTTTCTGTTTATCTGAAGCAAAAACTTGTACGCTTCTTGGGTATCTGTCAGTTTCTCCACCACCACTAACATCTTGCTTTACTTTTCCATATACTTCTGTTTTGTTACAAACTTCGGCTTTCTTGGTGTAGGTATTTACAGGTTTATGTCCTTCTGTTTTCTGTGGGTTAAACTTTGGGCTGTTTCTATAAAATACTAAAATGTTTTCATGTGCTTTCATTGGCATTTTCTTTGCATTAAAGTATCCAGTTGCTTGTGTTTTCTCCCATATCCATTCGTATTTAAGCCATTCTAAGTTAGAGCAGCCCAACACTTTATCAAATGGTGTTTGTGCAAATAAAATCACTACTCCATTATCGGTAAGCACTCTTTTGTATTGTACCCAAAGAGTGTTTAAATCTAAAACAGAATCCCACTTGCAGTTTGTAGTTCCATAAGGCAAATCGCAAATAATAGCATCTATACTCTTATCCTCAATAAAAGGAAAAACCTCAAAGCAATCAGCATTAATCAGCGTACTGTGGCTAACACGTGCTATATACCATTTGGGGTTTTGTGGTAAATTCAACATTCGTTCTCGTTTTTAAGTTTGTAATAAATTGATAGTTCGGTACTTCGTAATCCCAAACGGTACATAGCACCATGCGTTGTGCGCCATTGCCAGCCCTCGCGAAGCAAAACTCCTTTGGCGGAGCCGCCCCGCTAAAATGACTTTGTGGTATCTATAATTTGTTTTAGTATTTTTTTTCTTATTGGGTCTTCAAATTTCACCACTTTCCCACCGCGCCCGTTTTGCGCCACCCCTTCTGCTGGCAACGGTTCGGGCGGGGTAATTTTGCGTTCAATCCAATCTGGGTACTTAAAATATCTTTTGGTACGTTCGACAAGTTGGCTTTCTGAATCCCCTCCCCGCACAACAACAGGTTTATGCAATTGCTCGGACTCGTCTTCGATAATACGTTTCAGGTGTGTAAGTCGTGCTTTTATATTTATCTCTGCACCTAAATTAATTAACTCAACTATTTTATCTAAGTATGCAAGTGACTGTTTCATAATATCATTTAGTTTAAATTATACGCAACTGCATAAACCAGCGTCCATTAGCCACAAGTGCTACGTTCTACCTTCATTTCAAGTTCTCGTCCAGTTAACGCAAAAAATAGATTCTGCACTTGATGTACATATCGTAATTTAATGTTATCGTAAGTGTCCATAAATACAAACTGCAACTTGGTGGAATAAGCATCCTTCCCGATGTCGTTTGTTGTTAATTCTGGCATATGCTTTCCACAACTTTTAGTGTACCAATGAGAACTACCAAGCTTATGTTTCTTAAATCCAAAGCCCAAAAGATGAGCTTCAGTTATTTTTAACCCGTGTCGTACTCTCGTAGATGTTTCGTCTATCCGTTCAATTTTGTGGGTACATCCTTTTGGTTCTTCTACCAAGTTTCCGATTCTAAAATTTTTTGCTTCCATTTCGTTTTAATTAAAGTTTGTTCTAAATATTCCGCACCAGATGGCTAACAGCAGCTAAAAAACAGCCTCCTATCGTCAGCCGATTTTTTAGCTGCAAAACGTTATCAACAATATTGCTCCTACGATTGCGTTGCCTGGGCCGGAGGCCAAATACACAGGCACGCACCCACGCTCCCGCAATACTGTTGATAACACCAGCTACTGGCAATGCGGCCCTGTAGGCGCAGCACTTGCCAATGCCACACATACCACGCTCATCCAAAGCATTGCCAAGAGCTGACGAGTATTCAAGATTAATCACGTTGGACAATTGAGTTATACCATTCAATCCCTTTAATCAGTTCATCAAAGGCTTCGGTGATTGTTCTAAAAACAATTGCCTTTGAGATATGGCTTACATGGTTCACGTGTAAAATTTTTTCAAACATCACTTCAAACTTCAAATCCCTGAACTTCACCCATGCTTCGTGTAAATGGTTGTAATCTTTATCAGGTTCATAGATTAATAACGGGAGGTCTATTATTCCCTCATGAACAATAGCGGTAACCTCACCATAAGCCCAATGATCATGATTAACTGTTTTTATACCCATAAACTGAGCAACTATTTCATTTTTTTTCATGCGGGTAAGATAAAATTTGAAATTTCACTACAGTCACATTCTCCAAATTTGCATTCTGCATTACTTTTTGCTTTGCATTGCTTAGGCCATTTGTTTAAGAATGATTCAATTTTTTTAGATGCTTCAATGTCTTGCTTTTGCCATTCGGCCTCTTTAATCTCTTCATCTGATAATTGTCCTACTTTCATTTCATTAAAATATTTATTTACCCAATCCGATACGATCATATCAGGATTAGTAAAGTTTTGCTGTTGCAGCCAAGACGCAAACTCATAAACTTTTCTTTTTTCATCGAGTTCGAGTCTGTCGTAGTCTTCTGTTGTTTTACCTGTATCAAAGTAAAAATCTCTTCCGAGTCTTCCGTAAAGCTTACCGATATATTCCATTGGTTTCGTGTTTAATTTATTACTATTCAGTTTCACCGCTAAGGCAGTTAAGCTATCGCAAAACAGCCTTGCTCATTACTATTGTCCAGGGCCGCACTGCCAGTAGCCTTGATACATTATGCCTCATTTATGCGAGTAACAGTCTTCAATACTAACCCCATACCATCGGTTTCTTTTTTGAAATACTCCATTGATTCTAAAAGTGCATTTGCTTCGTCCACTGCATTTAATATCAAAGTTCTGAGCATTATGCTTTTGGTATTTTGATATACTAATGAAACAGAAAAACGAGGCATAACAGCACCCTTATTCAATGCGGGGTTTTCGGCTTCGTTGGACAATTTTTCGTTACTCATAATTTTGTGCTTTTATTGTGGCTCAGTGCAATTAAGCCCGCACTGAAATAAGGCTGCGGAACGTTAGCGGCTATACTACCTTACTAACTTTGAAAGTGATTGACAGTTTGTTTTCATCGGACGAAATATGTTCTATGAGCCAGTTGTCAGGTAGTTTGAAACCATCGCAACTTTCATTGTTGTTTATTGAATAGTTTTTAAATGAAAAGCTGTGATTTGTTTCCCTTCGTCCTGCTCTATCGTCCATAAATGTTACTTGACTTGAAAGGCAATGAACGTAACCTACTTTTGAAAGCTCTAAAATGAAATCATAATCCGCTTTTGAAAAGTCGTAAGAAGTGCTGTCTTTAAAATTGTTGAACATGGCTTTGTTTTTTTACCGTACAGCCGCTAACAGTGCATTGCAAAAAGCAGGGCTGACGTGCTGCTATCAACAATGGAAACTCTATTCAACTTTTATTTAAAACGCAGTCGGCAGACGAGTTCCAAAATCCCTGCCTTCTGCAATGCTTTACCGTTGTGTGACAATTGTTTTTGCCAACGAACACAGGCAAAGGCACGGAGGCCAAAGACATTTGCCCGTGCCCACCGCACAAAAAACAACTGCACACAACATGCAAATATATTTCATAAAGGCGCGTCAAAGTGTGTGCTTCTAAAATGGTAAGTCATCATTTGGGTCACCGAAAGAATCTGGAACATTGAAAGGTTCTGGCTCCAGTGTTGCGGACTCATTTTCATCTGACATACTATTCACTTCACAACCAAGTTTCACAAGTCTATGTTCACCATCTGAAAAAGTGAAGTGTAAGAAATCAGCCGTTTGACATATCGTTTCTTTGTCGGCTGAGTATGGGCCGTAAATCATCATGCCTATAAATGGGTGATGGTGAACAAACGGCTCTTTGTGTTCTGATTCATAGTATGTGTCAATTTTATGACCGCACACTGGACAAAATTTGAGTTCCATATTCTTTCTAATTTAGTTTTGTGTTCGCGCCTTTACGAAAATATATTTGCTACTACATTAGCGGTCAGGCTAATCGACCACATAGTCCATAATTTGACCTGTTGTCTTTTTACCTTCTAATAATTCCGCATTTGTCGGACTAATAATAACCGTTACGTGTGGGTGATGATTTTCGCACAAATATTTAATAACTGGTCTTACCACATCTTCAAATTCTGTTACTGGTGTAATTTTCCTTTTTTGTGAAAATCCTTCCATTAATCTGAAAATGCTTTGGTAAAAAGGTTGCTTGTAATCAGGTTCGTCATTTGAAGTAATATCATTTGTCAAACCAGCTTTTCTCATTTCTTCGTAATAATCTTTTGCGTTCATTTTCTTGTTATTAAAAATTTTGGACTTCCAAAAGCGGAGAAGCCCGAACCGCTAACACTTGCTTTGCAAAATGGCGGGTGAAGTGCTAATTTAAACCCTTGTATTTCTATTGAACGGAAGTGCTATATTGAAGCTGTGGTGTTCCAAAACCGCCACTTCGCAAAGCAGATGCCGTTATGGCACATTAAAACGATGCCATAACAAGATTGTCTTTAATCCACTTCCTGCACTCTGGTATCTTCTTATACAGTTTTGCTATGGCTTCTGGGTTTCGTTCGATTACAATTTCGTGAACCCGATTCTCAAAAGGAATATCCCATCTCCATTCGTCTAAATCGTTGTGGAAGTCAAAGCCAGGGTTATGCTTCTGGAATAACCCCATGTCAAAGATGTGATTGCGTTCAATCTTCTGGCACAGACGAATGTACTCAGGATCAACTTCTGGATCGATGACTCCAAGCATGAACTGTAGCTTTCGCTTCTCGTCTAGGATGTTCTTTGCAGGTGAGTTACTGAGCACATAGGCCAGCCGGAATCTTTTTGCCTTTGGGATCAGGCCCAGATAGGTATGCCCCTGCCATTCGTAGTCGGAGTTGACCTTCTTATCCAGTTTCGCATTCAGGAAGGTGATCAGGGACCAAGAGGATTTCACGTCAATGATTTCTTCTGCATCCATGATGTCATCAGTAGGCCCGTCAAAGAAGTCAGGAGTTCCGGACGTGTACTTGTTTGTCAGGTTGATTTCATTCTTTTTAAAGAACTTTTTCTTTACCCGGCAGTAAGTAGATAAACTATCTTCCTCCACCTCAATACCCTTCTCTAAGTACTTTGAGGTTATGTCCTCTTCCCGGTTATGGAAGTTTTTTGCGTAGACTTTGATAAGTCTCTTTTTGCAGGTTACCGAAAGCTCAGGGTTGTCGCGCTTGTAGATTAGCTTCTCAAGTTCTTCCTTCATGTTATCGGTGAGAGGCTTTGCCGCTCCGGTCCTTGAGTCTCTATCGCGCTGGCGTAGTTCGTTTAGCTTTGCTAACTGGATTTCGGTTATTATCCCGTCACCATCGACCATTATATCCCCGTTGGCACTGGCTCTGAATAAAATACTATTTACATCCATTTTTTACTTCTTTAGAGATAACTCTTTCTCGTTGTATAGGTCCAGAAGAGAGTCTGGAACGTTCTTCTTGTAGCTTTCCAGTTCGGATAGGGTTGCAGCGTCACGGATCAGCATCGCGATTCTTTCTTCCTCCTTGTTTATGTCAGGCTTTGAGGAAACTACCTTGTGTTCAATATCCTGAACGTCTCCTTCGCCTACCTCCGTACCGTTGATCTTATTGAATAGCCAGGCTCTTGCTTTACGGGTAGCCTTACCGATTGCAGCATCTACGCCAGCGTAGGCATTCATCTTAACCGCAAAATCAATTTCCTTTACTTGCTCTGGTTCTCCGCCATACGTCCAGGTGATTTTCATTTGCACCGCTGCTCCATCCTTGGCGGCATTGATTCTTGGAAGTCCGGGGGTAATGTCCCACTTCAATCCTTTTGTTTTGTTCAGGACCGCGCCAAAGCCTTCTTTGGTGCCGTACATATTTCCGGAGATGATGTTGAACTGATTACCCCAAGGCTCAAAGCCTGTTAGGACTGCTTCAATAAGGCAGTTCTTTACAACCTCTTCTGGATATCCGGTTGGATCCTTGTCGGTTTTAAACCCTAGTTTGTTTCCCTGCAGGGCCAGTATAGGCTTCATGTATTCTCCGGTGAGAATTGTTTTCAGGTCTGAGATGGCATTTGCAATGTGATAGGCTTTCTCAAATCCTTGCAGGGCATCATTGCCGATGACAAGGCCAATTCTGTCATTCAGTTTCTTCGCGATCTCTAATTGTTTGGATGGTACTACTAATTTTTCACTCATGGTTACTTGGTTTATTTGATTTATTTCTAGGATGATTCTTTAGTCCTTCTATTAATTCAGGATCGTTTGTTGTGAATTTTCCGTTAATGAAACTGACGTGACCATTTCTTTTATCAGTGATCATTTCTTTAAGGTTACTAGGTATCTTATCCCAGTCAATGATCTCCACCTTTCCATCAGGAAGAGTTTTGATCCAGAACGGGTAGTACAGATACATTATATCGTTAACACCACTGTCCAATACAGTTCCTTGTTCTTTGAAGAACTTAATGACTTCGGGGTGTAGGTTAGTTTTCATTCTCTTGGCTCGTTACGTTCGTTATCTTTTGCTCTGTTAATATAAATGTGTACTGTTCTCTTTGGGTTGTGGTCTGTGCCGTACTGTTCGTTGTAGGTTACTACGGCATCTTCCATTTGCTCTAGCCAGTCTTCGTGGGAGAGTTCGCTGTTATCCCAATCTTCTATAAATGAATAAACGTCTAGTTGACTCATACATCAAATTTTTTAGCGATCTCCAATAATTCCCTATCCAATTTCTCCTGTGTTATTTTAGCGTAGTGCTTCTGGGTCACAATAACAGAAGAGTGACCAAGTATTTTGCTGACTGATTCCATGCTCATCCCCAGCTCAAGAAAGATGCATCCCGCTGTTTTTCTCGCGCCATGAGTCTTCATCTTCCGACCAACCAATAAACTGATAATCCCCTCGGCTTTATACTGAATGGTTCTTTTTGAAATCTTAGCAGGCCAAGTGTGACGTTCAATTATTTCCTTCGCTTGTGGCAGGAGCGGGATGATGCATTTAGAGCCTGTTTTTGCCCGAGAATACTTAATCCACTTACCGTCTGCAGAAACATTCTTCTTTGGATCGAATAGCAGGATATCAGAAACCGATAATCCAGTCATCGCCATAAGGCACCACAGATCCTTTCCGTATCGATCGCTGTCATCATCCACCTGGACCCGAAGGAGTTCTTTCAGTTCGTCCCAGACAAGGTATTCAGCATCTTCGGACTCTACCTTTTGTGGCCGTTTGGCAATTCCTTTTGGTAAAGTGAGGTTAATAGCGTGATCCCGGATGTAGCGGTTAAGGACTGAATTGAATTTAGTGTACGTTTCGTGGATGGTGGATGCTTTCAGGTCCAGTCCGCCCAAGAAATCCCTGATCAGGGCTCCGTTTATGTCCTTCAGTAGCGTATCCAACAGCCCTGCAGCCTTCACTCTCAGTTTTACGGCCTGAATTGTCTTAATGGTTGACTCCTCCACGTCCGCAGTCCGAAAGTAGTAGTCGAATGCGTCTGAAATTCTATGCGTTCCCTGGGCCTCTGTACGCTGTTGGTTGAGGGATGCCCAAAGTGATTTTGCACTGACACCTGGCAGGAACAGTTTCCGGATAGCTTCTTGCGTTGCATCCATGTAGGTTTGTACCTGTGGTGAGCCTGAAATCTGCTTTTTAACGTCAAACTTGTTCTCTGGGCAGTAGATTCCAGTATCGTAGATGGCCGCAGGATAGTCTGGCACCTTAATTCTGATTTTGAGGGTATTGTTTTTAACCCTGTATGATACTTTGGGAGTCATGGCTTAATAATGTAAGGGTCATATCCTATTGAAAATGCTTTGAATTCGGCCACGTACACAAATCCTGCAATCCACGACCATCCTAAACGGAGAGAAACGAGTCTTCCGTCATGCGCCAGTTCTTTGACTAGCAAAAAATCAGTTGTTCTTATCTTAATCATTTGATACTAGGGTTATGAGTTTTAACGGGGGCGTGTCTTTGTCTGAGTCTATCTGCCACGCTATCGTTCTGGTGCTTGCTTGGTTTAGATGAGACACAACCGGATAGAAGGATGAGGAGTAGAAGGTATTTCATAAGCCTTTTAACTGTTTAAGAAAGTGCACTAACAATTAGTACTAATGACAGCATCCAAGATGCAAACACCCAAGGTAATATAATTGACCAGGGTATCTGCTTTACGGGTTTGTACTCTACAAGGATTGGCTTTTCCATTTTTTAAGGTTTGATTTTCGTATTTTAACGGGAGTTTCTAACGACTTTTCAACACTCCATTTGTATTTACCTAATCTCCTAAAGAGAGTCTGAGGGTCCATACTCAACTGTTCAGCCCACTGAGTAATGGTTTGTGTTTTACCTTTAAATGTTATAGGCCGATTGGTTCTTTTATTGTTGGCCTGTTGCTTTGTGCTTGCCCAACGACAATTCTCAGGAGAATACCCCTGATTATTGTCAATCCTATCCAAAGAGCATCCTTTTGGGCGTGGCCCCATGTCTTTAAAAAACTGGGCAAAGTCATCACGCCACTGACCACATACAGTAATTCCACGACCACCATAATTAGAGTATCCTGGGTCTGTTTCCAGATAACAGCGCCTTTTCATAGATGCCCAGCTTATGAATTCACTTGAAATATTACCCGCTCTACTATGAGCGTGTGTAGTGTGTCCATTTCTGGCGAAATCACTCCGCAAGCAACCGCATGATTTTACAGCCCCAGATACTAGCGCACTACCTTTGACAATTTTTTTGAGCCCACAATCGCACAGGCACTCATAGTAAGTATGTGTCTTTTTAACGTGTGACTTGGAGAGCACAACATATCTATTAAATCGATCTCCTATCAAGACCTTTCTCATATCAATTCTGGTCGTATTGGATCAATTCCGGCCTCTCAGTGTAAACCAAAATACAGAAGTCTGTAAATGTCAGATCATGGAACGTGTGACCGTCCTCATCAACGAAGTCAGTGTGTATTTTCCGTAGCTGGCCCTCAAAGTTCTGGCACCAGATCGGGAAGAAATGGGTATCAGTCAGGGTTTTCATTCGTCTCTTCTTTTTCAATGATGGATAATTTTTTAAGGATTACTGTAGGATGGTTGTTGCGCATCTTGTTTGTGAAGTTCTGAATGCAGCCAGTGATGGATATTGATTCCACCTCTAAGGTACCAGATATGGGGTTACCGCCCATAAATCCGGAATAGGTTATTGAGTATTTCATACAATTGTTTGGTTATTGTTGCGCTAAATTAGTTGAAAAGCGCAACCCTTCCAAAAGAAATGTAAAAAATAACGTGCCTATAATTAAAACAAATCTTTATATTTGCACCTGTGAGCAATAACCAACCCCCTTATAGCGAACTGACCAGGGCTATCCGTAGCGCTGGCTTTAGCCCCCAGGATTTCGCCAAAGATGTATTAAAAGTCAGTTATCAGGGATTCATGTACAGAGTCCGGCAGCAAAAACTTACCCTTGATCAGTATCACAAAATAATGGCCTACACGGGTAAGACTTTTGAAGAGCTGTGGCCTAACCCTTACCAGGCAAAGAAGCGAATACCCTTAACCCTATCAAAGCCAGCAACCGCTCGCGTGGCCCCCCAGATGGAGAATACGGAACCGGCTATTATGCCGGCTCCTGCTCCCTCTAAATTCAGCGTTATAGAAGTTTACGAAAACGGATTGCCCCCTGAATGATTCATGTGGATAGTCCCTTCCAATCACCCGCTGGAAACGGAGTTGTGGAGCAAGTCGCAGAACTCGCATGGATAACTTTGTGGGGCAAGATGCAATAAAAAAAGGCCACCGTTTCCGGTGACCTGATTTAACCAAAAAACAGTTCTTATAGATTGTTTGCTGCGAAGGTGTCAAACACTGCATCTTCCTGAGCTTGCACCAGTGCGCCATCGTGGTTTACTTCCTCTTGTGGGATGTCAGCGTACTTTGCAGCTATCCTGCGGGATTGTGCATTATCGGCCCTGTACCAGCACCGATTAAATTTACCCCATCTAAACCCATTCAATTTCAAATCATCGAGTACGGATTTAGAAGGCTTCGGGTCAAAGTGTAGTTCAATTCCATTCTTTGCGGTATTTAATTTGCAAAGCGCAATTTTGGTTTCAATTGTTGTTGTCATGGCTTAATACTTTGAATAGGATTCGGTTGAACGATTAAGTTTTAAAAACTCTTCGATTGTCATTTTCTCAATTGTTGCTTCTGTGGTCTTCATACTGGTATGGTTAATTGTTCAGTCTTCTTTAGATACTCTTGTGCTGCGTGGTACTTCGCATGAATCTCCTGCACGTAGTCCATTGTTGGCTCGTGCTCATAAGTCAGTGTAATGACTTTCTTAAAGTTCAGATTTTTGCGCATGAGCGTAAACACGTTTTCGCTTTTGGCAAAATCCAGGCCGAAGCAATACAGGTTATCAGGGTCAACTACTTTCAATGGGTGCAATACTGCCACCATTGCGTTAGGTTGTAGTTTGTGCTCATCCTTGCACAGTGGGCCTCTAAGGATTTGCCGGAATTGGTAGATACCAAGATCGAAGGGTTTTTTGATTGTTGTCATGCTATTTGGTTTTATGGTTAATTACTAATTCCTTTTTAGCCCCGCAGCAATGGCACTGGAAGGTATAAATTTCCTTTGCTATTGTGCTAATAGAACTGAACTGAGAAGCGTAAACGGTCTCGCTGGAGACCATTACAACGCGATGGTTTGTGCAGGCTACCATAGGGATGACAGGTAGATAACAACAACAGGCGCAGCCCATAGGCAAGCATCAATCCAAGTTAGTTTCCGGAGTACTGATTTTAGCTTTTTCATACAATTGTTTTTTTGGTTAACCTCTCCCCGAAGGGAGAACGCAGGCCTCGTACCTCTTAATAACCCTCGTTTGGTCTTGCTAAATCCATTCTCCTGTCTTCATCCTCGTCTAAGTCAAGTAGGTATTCATGCGGATCAAAGGTCTCATTGGATACAGCCCAGACCTCAGTCATAAGCCTATTTAATTCATCCTTCTCTGCATCGGTAGGGGTGCAGGTCTCCCAAAGTACTTCATGTGCATTGTCATCGGGATTGAATACTTCATTATTCTCGTGAAGTTCGGAGAGGAAGGCCTCGGCCTCGTCTACCGTTGTAATTGTGCGGTTTAGTTTAGTTTTCATTGTCTTCGATTAGTTGTTGTTGATACTCTTCTTCTGTCTCAAAATCCCAACAGAAGCCCATTAGGCCAATGTTGTAAAAGCCATTGATTAGTTCAATGCGCTCGTCTTCTTCTTCCTCTACATTCCTTACAACTATCGTTGTGCCGTCCATAGTGACCTTGTAGTAATCATCACCCTCGAAAGGCTTCAAGAACTTAGGCAGTTCAGATTCAAAGATGAAAGGCTTTGCCCATCCATTCCAACGGTCGCGTGGATTGCATACGCACTTCAATCTTTCACCCCCATCAATTGAGCAATACCCCAATACCTTGTTATCGGGCAGGGCATCAACTTCCTCAACGGTTAAGGAAGAATCCAATCCTTTGCGCACAAATCCCCCACCAACGGGGGCATAATCGACTGATCCGTCATTATTGGTAATCCTATCAAGATAGAATACCGATGCGTCAGGTCTCGTAATTTTAACTAATTGGCTTTTCATACTTGTCGTTCTTTTTGGTTAAGACAGCCCTTCGGGGCTGTTTCGGCTATTCAAGCCTTCGTCAGTTAACCTTGTTTAGTCCTAGCCTAAATGCTAACCCCTCATTGTATTTAGCCATGGCACTATTCAGGTGTTTCAGGTCTTCTACATCGTCCGTGTTTCTCTTCTCAAAGTCCTTCAATAGTTTCAGGTAGTGGTTCTCCACCTCATCACCATGAACGACTACAAAGGCATGTCTCAATTGCTCAGTCATTACATCAAGAGAAGTGCATATAAAATTGTCATCCCCGTAATTCAGCAACCAACAACCACCAGAACGGGCTATGTAAATACCCTCTCCGTCACCTCTTTCCACTAGGTATAGGGCATCATACCCTTTAGGGTAGATATGTTCGGCATCAGGATAGTCTGATTTACTTGCACCCATGATCTCAAACCCTGACTTCATGTTGAAGGTCAGTAATTCAATTGTCAGGTCTATGTGCCTAACACTCTCATTAACCCAATCCCTTACGTTATAGTCATCGAATGAGGATTGGAAGGGAAATTTATTAGACACGAACTCGGAAGGCTCTAACCCGTAATCGGATAGGGAATCATGAAGGCTTGAAAGTCCTTTATGAGATTGTAGGTAGTTCAGGAATGATGTTTTAAGGTGTTTCAAAACATCGATTTTAGATTGATTGTCAGTTTTCATATAATTTTGGTTAAATCTTGCACGAATATAAATAAACAACGCAATACCAAACAAGAAAGTTTCAATATCTTTTATAAATATTTTACTAAACCCGTATTTTAGGCTAAAAATACAGTCCTAATCAAAATGCTTGAAGAAAATGACAATATCTCACACCTTCACCCGATCCGTTTCAAAATATGACCCCTCTATTTCGCTAATTTTCCACATTACCCCATTTACCGAGTTTACCGACATCGCCAAAAGATCACCCCAAAATCATACTCCAGCGGAACCATCACTCCGCCAAAGAAAAGGGCCGCGGACGCGTAGCGAAGGAGGAGAAGCCCGAAGGCTAGGAGACAGAGAACAAACCGAACGCTATCATCTATCCGAAAACAAAAAAAACACGCAATCTCACACTCACAACTTATCAACACTCCTTCCAACAATCACAAAATCAACCCAAAAACCCCCAAATTCAGCCAATTTCCAAAAGTATTATACCAACTTAGACTAAATCTAAATAAGGATAGGCGAAACCATCGTTCGCGATCACACACAGGCAATTGAGCCAACAACACCCTCGACTATCACCCACATGAGACACAAAACCGATGATCACACACACCACAAAACGCTGAATATGGCCTAATTTCGCAGTTATGCACTGTTTATGTAAAACAATGCAATGAGATCGAATTAGTTTCCGCCCTCACCACGAACATAGGCACATTTCAAAAAAAACGCGATCATGATGCAAAAATGACCCCACCCCCTCGAAAAAAAGCGTTCGGGGAGGCGCGCGCCTGGCCCCTGGTTGTAGTCAGATTACTCAGATCCGTACTCACGTCAAACTTTTTCAAATTTTATTTGCGAATTAGATACGCTAATTATACTTTTACAGCGAATTAGACACATGGGGAATAATACATTAAAAACGGTTTGGATAGGGATATATGGATTATACCCAGGAAACAGGGTTTTGAAGGCATCTACTAATTTGAAGGGGCTTTGTGAGGATGTTGGGGCGAATTACTTTTCGGTAAGGGGTAAGAGAGATGGCCCTTTTGAGGTTTGGGTTGGCGAGGGAGATAAGAAGGTAATGTGGGAGTTTGTGAAGTTGCCTGTAAGGAAGGTTGATGGGAGGGGTAGATTTGTTTGATATGGAAGAGTGGAGAGATATAATCGGTTTTGAGTCTTCTTACGAGGTGAGTAAGTCTGGGTTGATCCGGAGTAAGGCTAGGGTTGTGGAGTATTGTCTTCCTAGTGGGGTAATTGTAAAGAGGGCTATTCCGGAGAAGGTAAAGCGGCAAAGGGTTCATAGGGGTTATTGCTACGTTATGATGAGTAAGGATGGGGTTTTGAGGAATTACTTGGTTCATAGGATTGTGGCGGATGCTTTTCTGGTTGGCGGTAATGGGCAGGATCAGGTAAACCATATAAATTTTGATGGTACGGATAACCGGGTTGAGAATTTGGAGTGGTGTACTAGGTCTGAGAATCAGAAGCATTCGGTAAAGCATGGTAGGGGGGCTTATGGGACAGTGGGTTGGGACATCCAATCGAGAGTCAGTCGTAAACGAAATTCCACCGTGACGGTTAAAATCTATGGCAGAGAACAGTAAAATCGAATGGACACACCATACCGCAAATTTGTGGTGGGGATGTACTGAGGTGCACTCAGGATGCGATAATTGCTACGCCAGGGTATTCTCCCATCGATATGACGGGGGTAAAAGCCTTTGGGGTAACGATGTTCCCCGGAGACGCATAAAGTCGGTCTGGGGGGATTTGGAAAGGTATCAGCGAATGGCAGCTAAGGCCGGAGAAATGCACAGGGTATTCGTGGGGTCCATGATGGACATTTTCGAGAAGTCTATGCCGCTGGCAAATCCGGAAGAAGAGCACTTTGAGTTTACGGACGATATGAGGCAGGAGTTATTCACGGAGATAACCTGGGGAGATCGCGGACTGTACCCAAACCTCATGTTTCTGTTTCTTACCAAAAGGCCAAGTAACATTGCCAAGATGGTACCGGCAGGATGGCTGGAAACCCCTCCGCCTAATGTTATGTACGGAACAAGCGTGGTGGATCAGAAAACAGCGGATACTCTTATCCCTCAATTGATGCGAGTACCGGGTAAGAAGTTTTTGAGTATTGAGCCACAGTTAGATGTGGTGGATTTGAGAAATGTATTTGGCTTGTATGAATACGATGACGGAAAGTATTCACTAAAAGTAAGCTCGCGATTTGATTCTCCTGATTGGATTATCTGTGGTGGAGAAAGCGGACAAAATAAAAGACCATTCAATCCTGACTGGGCAAGGCTATTGCGCGATCAATGTAATACTGCAGGAGTTCCGTTTTTCATGAAGCAGATCGACAAGGTTCAACCAATACCAGAAGACTTAATGATACGGCAATTTCAAAATTATGAGAAACTTAAAGCGTTAATTTAACCATGGAACTAAAAGGCAAAGTAATTCAAGTCATGCCGGTGCAATCCGGAATGGGCAAATCAGGTAAGGCATGGGCCAAACAAGAATTCGTTGTCGATCAGGGAGGCCAGTACCCAAAGAAAGTATGTATGTCCCTCTGGGGAGAAGACAAGATCAACAACTACGACCTGCAGGAAGGCTTAGAGTTGACCGCGAGTATCGAACTTGAAAGCCGGGAAAGCAATGGACGCTGGTACACCGAAGTTCGAGCCTGGAAAATAACCTGGACTCCGGAAGCAAGAAAATGGGCTGCTAAAAATTAGGAATATCTGTAAAATGTGTAACTTTATTCTATGCAACTATCTAAAAAATACAACCTTGGACTATTCCTTGTAATCCTATTCTTCTGGTCGTTCCCGACCATTGAAGCTATTAACAGGGACGCTCGCGGAGCTCAGGACCTTTCGGTAACCAGCCAACTTATGCTCTATCTCGGGACGGCAGTTTTGCTGTTTGCACTACATCCTTTGTTTCTTTGGATGTGGCATAAGTTGAAAAAACTATACATGGCTCTTCATGACTGGCTTGATGGAAAGTAACACCTAATCCCTAAACCTATGCTTGCATTAGTTTACGTTAAGTTTGCCCTGTTCTTCATCTACACCTTCTTCATTATCCACCGGTACGGAGTTCAGAAGTCAATTTCTGAATCCTGGTACACCATAGGACCACGATTCGAGTGGATGTTCACTATCATTTTTTGCTTTGGAATAGGGATTTTTACCCTCTTCCATGGATCAGTTTGGTTCTTCCTTTCCGGTGGGTTCCTATGCTTTGTGGGAGCTGCAACCCAGTTCAAAGCAGATAAGTGGACCCGCGCGGTTCATAACATAGGCGCTGTGGGCTGTATTACCTTTGGGCTTATCGGCCTGGCTGTTACCGGAATCTGGTGGCCCTTCATTCCTGTAGTAGCTGGCTCGGTAGTTCTTTCAAAAGCCAAGAACGGTACCTGGTGGATTGAAACTGTGGCTTTCTTCTCAATTATCGCAGGATTAATTCAGAAATACTTATGAAATTCAAGATTGGACAAGAGGTAACACCCACCAAAAGGCACTTCGATGTAGTTTTTGGCGCTATGCAGCCTATCGACATCCCAGAGTTCGGAAAGATTTACACCGTAGCCGGATATCCACTATCCGAAAAAGACTATGTTCCTGAGTATTTACAAAGGATGATGCAGTTAGAAGAAAAGTCACCCACCAAGGTGTATCATGAAAATTTCTTTGAGGCTGTACTGCCGGCAGAGGCTATTGAAGAAGCACTTGAACAAACTGTTTACTAAACCCCCATTTAAAGTGAAAAATATTGTAATTGCGGTAGATTTTGATGGAACATGCGTAGCGCATGAGTTTCCAAATGAAGGAAAAGATATTGGTGCCACACCAGTACTCAGGAGGCTTGTTACAGAGGGTCACAGACTTGTTTTATTTACAATGAGAAGCGGTGCCCATCTTGAAACTGCGGTTCAATGGTTTTTAAGAAACAACATTAAGCTATGGGGTATCCAGTACAACCCAGATCAGGCTCAATGGACCAGTAGTAATAAGTGCTACGCTCAACTTTATATTGATGATGCGGCACTTGGGGCTCCATTGATGAGAGATGAATCAATTTCCGATAGGCCGTTTATTGATTGGAGCGCTGTGGAGAAAATCTTGGAGATAGATGGGGTCCTTAAACCAACAGATGACTTCATTGAGGCTATTCGAGAAAATATGGAGGATCTTGGTCAGAAATCACCCATTGAGCAAACACCGGAAGCGGCTGAATAATGGCAGAGCAAAAAGCCCTTTTCGGATTCGAGGACATGCGGCCAAAGGCCAAAGTGCCTATTTCAAAGGAAAGGATACTTGAGGCCCAGCGACTACTCGAAAATAAGGACCCAAAGGGGGCTGCGGCCATCCTTCGGGATGTACGATATAAATTAGAGGCTTTTGAGAGAAGGATCTCCCACAAGCCAGAAGACACCGCTAAAACCGTCAAACGCGCGGGTTAACCCATGGTCTCATTACGAATCGTTGGTTGAACAGGAAGTTTAAAAAATGTAGCCCGGTTGTCGGTCCGGGTTTTTTTAACCAAAACCCCAAATTGTATGGCATGGTACCCAAAACAAACAGAAAAGAAAGGTGAACAGGTTTGCCCGGTATGCGGTGGATCGGGCACCAGAAGAGACGCAAAGACTGGAAAGCAAAGAGTATGCGTTCTTTGCAAAGGCGAAGGAGTAGTGAAGCAGAAAGGCAACGCGGTTGTCAAGTACATGTCCAAGTACGACATGGACAGGATCGTAGGCGTAATCAAACAGACAAACTGATGATAGAAATCATCATTCTGTTTTTTATCTGCCTTGAGGTAGCCTGGGACTGGTACCATGAGATCAAAAAGAAGCGGAGCCCGAACTATGCAGGGTCAAATGTTCTCCGGCTGGCGGTCCTTTCCGGGCTGTGGGTAACCTCTCCATGGCTGCGCGATAAGATGACTATTGACCAGTGGTGGACCATCCCGCCAATGGCATTGCTTAACTTTTGGTTCTTGTTTGACTGGCTCCTTAATCTGGCCCGTACCTGGTCCGGACACCCGAGACCGTATTGGTATCTTGGAGAAAACTCAAAGCTGGATAAGTGGCAAAGGGCCCACGGAGGGGCATTTAGATGGTTCTGGATCAAGTTTGGCCTTGCTGCCAGTTCAGTCATCATTTTCGAGATAGGCATTTTTGATATTCTTAACTTTGTGTTGAACTGTTTTAAGTAAAAGAGATTAATAAAAAAGTTAAAAGATATTTTGTGCATATCTGTGAATTATGTAATTTTGTCTCAACGCATAAGGGGATATCCCTTTTGATGCCCCAAGGAATAGGGTTAAAAATCCCGTCACGGGAGTAAGACCGTGAAGATCGTGGGATGGAGCAGTTGGTAGCTCGGTGGGCTCATAACCCACAGGTCGCGGGTTCGAGTCCCGCTCCCGCTACAAACCCGAAAGAAGGGGGTTCGTTATAAAGGATGGTTTTGGCTCTGGGGTTCGTTCGTTGGCGACCAGGGCGTTAAGATGCAGCGGACTCCAAGAATCCCCGTAAGATGATGATAGGGGAGGGTTGAAATCCTCCCCTTATTTTAGGAAGACAACAGACTAACCAAGTCAATGACATTTTTGAAAGCCAACCCCAAAAAAGAGAAACGCTGGATTTGCGCGTGTAAACGCATTAACGACTCTTGGGATGAAATCTGTGCTTTCTGCCAGCAACCAAAGCCAGAAGGTAAGGGTGCCTCCAAAATCAAGAATAAAACTGCTTACGATGAATTATACCTTTGGCCCGTATTCAGCCGGTTCATACGCCTGCGCGATACCAATTCCGAAGGCATAGGAAAGTGCTTCACCTGCTCATTAATGAGGTATTGGCTTGATGCCGATGCCGGGCATGGAGCTGGAAGGCAGCACAAGGGCACCAAGTACAACGAGATCAACAACCGGCTGCAGTGTAAAAAATGCAACGGATTTGAGGGAGGTATGCGTGAAGTCTATAAAATCGAAATGGACCGCCTACACGGTGCTGGAACCTGGGATTTAATGCAGTCCGCTTCCCGCAAGGTGACAAAACTAGGGAAAGTCGAGTGTGACATCCTTATTGAATACTACACAAAAGAGATCGAAAAACTACTGGCCACCAAAACCCCAAAGGTTGTGGCTGATTACAGACGTGTAACCGAAAAATAAATAATGAAGCCATTTTCAAACTATGTCATTTTTCGCACTGAAAGCATGTTTAACGACAAGTTTCAGTTCAAAGGGGCCAAAGGAGAGACCCTTGTTTTAGACCCCTCCTTTGACCCTCAGAAGCACGTTAGGACCTACGGGGAGGTAGTTTCCCTGCCAGCACAGCTCACAAAGCGTCCGATAATGCAGGAGCACCGTGGTAGCCCAGCACCGAGCGATTCAAGCCCGTTCTCATACAAATACGTTTCAGATGTTTCCGAGGATCTGCAAATCGGAGACCGGATATACTTCCACTTCAATACCATCACAATGAAGAATTGTGTGAAGGAAGAGGGAGAGCACCCTAACCGGGTTTGGTACTTTAAGGTCAGCTACGAGCAAATTCTTTGCGCGATCAGAGATGATCGGATTATTCCTATTTCTTCTTACGTGCTCGTAGACCCTGACTTTGAGAGCTGGGATGATATCCTGGTGCCTACCTACACAATGATAAAGGATGAGCAGGGAAACTTCATTCCTAAGCCCAAAGAACAGTGGATACAGAAGAAAGTCCGCCCCGAGTACAAGTACCTGACAGCCTTTGTGCGCCACGTTGGAACTCCCCTCAAAGGGGATAAGTGCGAAATAGAGGTTGACCAGAAGATATGGTACCGCAGGAATGCGGACTGGATGAACACAATTGAGGGCAAGGACTACTTTGCCATCCGCCAACGGCACATTGTAGCCAAAGAGGTAGATGGAAAACTGGTGCCCATCCGGGGATACATGCTTGTGGTTGCCGAGGAAGAGCCAAACGAGACTCCTTCTGGTATTGTGCTAAAGAAGAAATTGAGCCGGAAAGGGGTTGTATTTGCCCAGGGAGACAGCCAGTACAACGAGGGCACTACCGTTGTGTTTGGAGAATCGGACCGCCAGGAGATAGAATATAAGGGCACCAAGTACCTTCTGATCAAGAAGAGTGACGTTTGGGCCACTCACGAAAGAAATGCAAAGCCATGAAAGATTTGAGAATTGAGCATATTGGAAACAGGATGATCTGTATAGGAGGGGTTGGAAAGATGTTTTTTCAAGATGGATTCCCAGTATCTATGGCTGTTGATTTCCTTAAAAAACAAGGTATTGATGTATCTATTCTCCATGTTGTTGACGAGTGCTTAAAAAATGGCTGGTCTTCCGAGACGGTGATAAGGAGACTATCAGAAGACTTTGGTGACGATAAATCAAATTCAATGGACAAGGGCACCATTGAAAGATTCTGTGAAGCAAGTTATGAGGATCAGCGAGAAATGATATTTCAATACCTTTTTGGGTCTAGTTCCAAGAGTGCTATCGATGGATTAACCAAGGAGGGGATTGAGGCCAAGAGCATGGCTGCGGCAACAATTTTAAAAGAGGCTTTAAAAAAATCAAAAAATGACTAAATTTGCGTTCGGTTCATACAATTTCTCATACAATTGTTGTTGTCTTCTGGGGATGCTGTTTTGGTTAGCGGCATCCCCTCTTTTTGCCCAATCCAAAGAGGACATCTACAACCAGATCAACAAGGAGCGCACAGAGCGTGGACTTTCACCGGTTCCGGTAGACCGGAAATTAGAGAAATCTGCACAGTCTTGGGCGTTCTTCATGCCTTACAGGGGAGTTCACAACACCAATTTCAGGCGTAGGTTCAAGCGTATGGGTGGTGAATGTATTGCCTGGGGAGACTCACCGGTTGAAGGCTGGATGAACAGCAAGTATCACAAACCTATGCTCATTGGCAAACAGGTTAAAGCCATAGGCCTTGGATACTATAGGTCAAAATGGGTACTAAGAACTTTTACAAACTAAATCGATATGGAAACAATTACCCCCGTAAAAACAGATTTCATTGCCACAGAACTAAAACGATTTGAGACCGAACATGAGATCACAGAAGTCAACCTGATCACCCTGGCAGACTCTTTCAAGGACCTTAAAGTGAATGGAGTCGATGACAAAGAAGGTCTCCGCGAAGTTGAAACAGCCAGAAAGTTACTGAAAAAGAAGCGCGTTGATATTGGCAAGATATCAGATGGGCTCCGCGAATCAGCAGTGAAGTTCCAGAAGGCAGTGATAGCCCGGGAAAAAGAACTTGTGGCCTTGATTAAGCCCACAGAGGATAAACTAGAGGCTATTGAAGATGCTATCTGGCAGGAGAAAGAGAACATCCGGAAGGAGAACGAGCGCAAGGAATCGGAGCGGATTCAGAATATGCTCGATAAACTGAATGACGTAAATCATGCAATTGACTTCCATGAGTTGAAAGCATTAACCGATGAGCAGTTTGAGGCCATGCTCAAAGAGGCCACTGAAAAGTATCAGGAAACAGCCCGGCAAATGGCTTTAGAGCTTGAACGGGAGAAACAGCGCCAACTTGAGATTGAAAAAGCCCGGAAAGAAGAAGAGACCAGACTTGCCAAAGAGCGTGAAAAGCAGGAAGAGGACCGTAAGGCACTCGAAAAAGAAAGGGCTGAATTCAGGGCAGAACAGGAAAGGATTAAGAAATTTAATGATGATATAGCTGCTAAATTAAAAGCAGCTCAGGACAAGATCGATGCCGAGAATGCTGAAAAGCAACGCCAGGCAGAACTTGAACAGGCCCGTAAAGAAGCCGCTGAAAAGGCCCGTATTGAGGCTGAACAAAAGGCTGAACGCGAGGCTAAGGAGAAGTTGGACCGTGAACAGCGCGAAAAGGAAGAGGCAGAAGAAAAGATGTTAACTGGTGCCGACAAAGGCAAGTTTGAGAAACTTCAATACCTTCTGGAAACAAACTTTCTTGATGAGGAGATCGTAATTTGGCTGCACTTCAAATCCAAAAAAGGCAAGGCTGCATCCGCCAGAGTGCATGAACTTTTAAAGCAGGCAAGACAAATCTGTACTGAAAATATAAAGCCATGATAGACTTTAGAATAGACGGAACAAAGGTTAAAATTTTCATCGAGGTCGGTGTATTTGATAAAATGGTTGTTTTTACTCATGAATGTTCTCATGACTATTTTGCCCACTTGATGAGAGATTCATACATAAATCACATGAATCGAAAACTTGAAAAAATAAGGCGAGAAGCCTATAATCAAGGGTGGAAGGACGCTAAGTCAAAGAAGGTAGCTAAAAATACTTTTTTCAGTAATTGGTGGTAATATGACACTCGGATTCAAACAAAAATTCCCATGGGGAGAACCAACTAACTTCCGGGAGAAGATATTGGCGGGTGCTGGATACGTTTGGGCAACTATGATGTACCCTCAGACTAACGGTAATCCTCCTATTGTTGGAGAATCTTATGCCGCTAAAGGCCCACAATTATACAATCCCAAAATCCACACCATGCGCGCGGATCCAACTAACCGATGGAAAGCAGGCCGCAAGATCGAAATGGTCTACCGTGGAGCCGGGTATAAGATCATTGATCACTTCAATAAGGGAATACCGGAGTTGGAGGTTTGTACGGGAGTGCAGAAAGTAAAAATATCCTGCATTGTTCCGCCTCCAAGCAAGAAAAACCCACTTTCGGACCCAGAGACATATTGGCCTAAAATTGAAGTTGATGGTAGGGTAATCGGATATACTGACGATTTAACTGATAAGGATGAGGTTTTGAAATTTGTACAAAACGATGGATTTGAATCAATAACTCAGTTTGTAATGTGGTTCAACAAACCATGGGAAGGCAAAATAATTCACTTCACTAATTTTAGATATTGATATGGAAAACCAAGAAACCCCAAAACTCTCCAAAGAAGAGGAACTAAAGAAAGTAGATCCCAAGCTAATTGAGGCTTTTGAAAAACTTTCGGAGGCCGATAAAATATCCCTGCAGAGAGGCTACAAGACATGGAAGACAAACGGCAAGTCAGAGTACGTGCTCGTTGATAACTTCCCTTTTCCTAGGCGCAGTCGCGGTTCAAATTTCACACCCAAGAAGAAAAAACGTAAAAAATAACCATGAAAAAGATAACCTTGATTTTGTTCGTTGTTCTTCTTTCCTGCGCGCAGGAAGAGAAGATTGCCCCGGTCTATCCTTCACTTGAGGGGTGGTGGAAGTTCTCACACAAAGAAGCGTCAGGTGTATTTGAAATTGTGGACTATGACGGTGTTTTAATGACTGATAACGGTCCAGGAAACGCTTTCAGCATAGCCGGTACCCAGTATCTTGTAAAAGACAAGGCAAAGGTTATTGGCTCCATTAAACTTGAAATATTCATGGTGCAGGACAACCAAAACGCTGTTAGTTTCTACGAGGTTGAATACAATAAGGACTATACCGAGATGACCGCAAAGTACTGGGTTTACAGGCATAACGGGGTATTTAAGACTATTAGTGAACCTATAACCATAACCCGATGAGGTTCTCAAATCATCCTTCCTACAACTCCCCGGACGGGCTACCAAGCAATCCATACCCTTTGAAGGCAGTTCCAACAACCTGCCCAAATGAATCCTGTGGAGAGGAGGTTACGGAGACCCCATGCCCTCACTGCGGAACTGAGGTTGAGATTGAATTTAAACCCGATTATGAAGCCGGGCAAAAAGAGTTTGATAAGTACGATTAGGTTTTTATATTTGCTCTCAGCGATACTGTTTATGATAATCTCAAAAGAAAATCCCCGAAACATCCTTGTCCTAAAAGGCCCATGGCCTGACGGTATCGCCCTTGGATGCGTAGGGGTCTTTCTTTATGGCTAAAGAATTACCCTATTTTAAATTTGAACCAGGTGCTTGGGAGAACGGAAACATCCAAATGGTTTCCCGATCAGACAAGGGGTTATTTATTGATTTGTGTGCTATGTATTGGTCACGGCTTGGTAACGTCCCAGTTAAGTTAGCAATACAAAAGCTATGCGCTGGCAATGCGACCGCATTAACTCCGCTTTGCGAGGCTGAGATAATCACCATAATTGAGGGGGATATATGCATAGATTTTCTCAACGAACAACTTGATGAATTTGAAAATACGAGTACACAGAATAGCAAAAATGCTAGAGAAGGGTGGTTAAAACGTAGAAAAAACAAAGAAACAAGCGACCGCAATGCGACCGCATTAATTCCGCAAAGCGAAACCGATGCCAGAAGAGGAGAGAAGAGAAGAGGAGAGAAGAGGAGAGAAGAACCCCCTATCGGGGGTGTGGGGGTAAAGCATGTTGACTTCTTACTTGAAGTAAAAAATGTAGGCGGTGACATCTACACAGATGAAATGCTCAAAAGGTTTTCCGAGTACTGGACGGAACCGATCGTAAAAGGAAAAGATACCGGAAAGGAGAAATGGCAGGGTGAGAAAACATGGAAATTAACCCAAAGGCTTTCAAAGTGGGCCGAGCGCAATCTTGATGGAATAGTTTGCTACCGAGAGGATGATAAAAGCATAAAAGATAAGAAAATAGCACTTAAAAGTGAATTAAAGCCATTTTTGGAGACCTACGGAAAGGATATGATCAATGCCTTTTACCTTCACTGGTCACAACCGGAGAATGTGAAACACCCTAAAAAGTTGAAGTGGGAGTTAGAGGATTCATGGGAACTGAAAAGCCGTTTAATCTCATGGAAGGCCAGAGAGGACGCTAGGCAAGATCCCGCCAAGAAGGAAGAGAAGTTTCGTATAGCCCCAAACAGCGTTGTAAATGGATAAACAGCGATCAAATCTTCCAGCAAAATTAGTAGTGCGGGACATTACGGAAAGCCTTGGCAAACTTCCACCGCAGGCAACGGACGTTGAAGAAACGGTACTAGGGGCCATCCTGATTGATAAAAACGCCATTGTAGACGTTGCCTCAATCCTTAAACCGGATCACTTCTACCTTGAGACCCACAGGGAAATATACAAAGCCATCATTGGGCTATTTGCCAATGGGGATAAGATTGACATGATGAAGGTTGTCCATGCACTAAAGTCAGCAGGGAAACTGGAATTAGTTGGCGGGGCCTACAAGATTGCAGAACTAACCTCAAAGGTATCCACCGCTGGAAACATTGAAAGTCACGCCAGGATACTTGTTGAACTTGGGATTAAAAGGAAAGTAATTGAACTAGCGTCAACACTCCACCATGAAGCCTACGAAGACACCTCAGATGCCTTCAAAATGGTTGAGCAGGGGAATCTAGGATTACAGAACATACTTGATGATGCAATCTCTACACGGGCTGAAAGGACCATGAAGCAGATAACCTTTGATGCAACCAAAGAACTGCAGGCCCGTCAATCAGGAAAACACAGCGGACTTGACAGCGGATATCCAGTTTTGGATCAGATACTAAATGGGTTCCATAAAACAGACCTGATTATAGTTGGTGCCCGTCCAGGAATGGGCAAGACAGCCTTTGCAATGCAAGCCGGAAAGAATATTGCAGAGGGCGGAGATCCGGTAGGAATATTCAGCCTGGAAATGTCAGCAAACCAATTGGTAGAACGTTTAGCGATAGGAGATTCAGAAATTGACTCTGATCTGGTTAAGAAGGGAGCGCTGCAACCATACGAGTTTGATCGGTATATGGCATCGATGGGTAAACTTTCAAGCCTACCTCTTTACATCGATGATACTCCATTTATGACCATTGTGGAGCTGAGGGCCCGGGCAATGCGCATGAAGACCAAGTATGGGGTTAAATTAATCATTGTGGATTACCTGCAGTTGATCAAAGGGATTAACGAGTTTGGGCAGAAGATGAGCCGTGATCAGGAGATAGGGATTATTAGCCGAACGCTGAAAGGCATTGCCAAAGAACTTGATATTCCTGTCATAGCACTTGCACAGTTAAGCAGGGGAGTAGAAACCAGGGGAGGATTAAAAAAGCCAGGGCTTTCGGACTTGCGCGAGTCAGGGAGTATTGAGCAGGATGCGGACGTAGTAGTGTTTTTGTATCGTCCAGAGTACTACAAGATCACTGAGGATGAAAATGGTAACTCAACCCATGGACTTTGTGAACTGCTTGTAGAGAAACACCGCAATGGATCTACGGGCCAGGTGAACGTTAAATTTGTAGGCAAGTTCACTAAATTCATGCCGTGGATAGGCGATGGACGTAGCTATAATCCGCACACTGAAAGACAGAAGTTTGCAGAGAAGCACTATAAAAATCCTACGGAAGAACTACCGAAGGATGATGATCAGCCCTTTTAACCATGCAAAAAAACATCATTCATAATCAGAACTGCATTGAGGGTTTGAAACTCTTGCCTGATAACTGTGTGGACTGTTGTGTAACCTCACCACCTTATTTTGGATTGCGTGATTATGGAACGCAGGAACAAATAGGAATGGAGCAAACGCCTGATGAGTTCGTTGATAAACTGCTTGAAGTATTTTCGGAAGTGAAACGAGTATTGAAACCGGAAGGAACGCTGTGGTTAAATTTGGGTGATTCGTACGCATCAACCGGAAAAAACAGAACCCCGGAACAAGCTAACGCAAAGTCAACACTGCAAGGAAGGCAAAGCCCAATCCTTAAACAGCAATCGAAGATAACGGCCGGCCTTAAAGCAAAAGACTTAATTGGGATACCTTGGATGGTTGCCTTTGCTCTTCGTAAAAATGGCTGGTATTTACGTCAGGATATTATCTGGCACAAACCAAACCCTATGCCTGAAAGCGTGACTGATCGATGTACGAAAAGCCATGAGTACATTTTCCTGCTCTCAAAAAGTGAACAATATTATTTTGACTGTATCAAGTGTATGAAACGTTGCGGGCTTACACTGAACTTAATGAGCAAGGCTGGTTTGCGAAGCTTACCTGCCTTAGCGGATTGTAGAAACTTTATAAACTAAAACCTATATGGAAAAACTAACTAAAGAAGAATTACAAAAACAACTTGACGTAATTGTCAAACGTGAAGAAAAAGAAATGATTGAAATCCACTATCCAGAGTTCAAACTGAATGAGGGTAAGTGTTTCAAGTACAGACATGAACAAACTGTATTTTACACCAAAGTCACAAAGATAAAACCAAGTGATGTTTATAACACGCATGGCAATGGTGTTGCTTGTCGTTACTCTGGATGGTCCTTTCACGAAGACAAGGCTGGTAACATCTCAATCCAAAAAGAGAACAGTTACATTCATTGTCTCGGTAAACCTGTCAGCAAAAAAGAATTTGATAACGCATTCAAAAAGTTAATAGATAAACTTAATGGGTTGCTGTAAATACTCGTGGCTCTTGCATAAGTTTTGGTCGTGCTGTTGGATGTGCGACTTGTGCAAGTGCCGCGCTTATACTGCCCGCAATGTTTTATATACAGTGTTGTGGGTAGTGACAGCCCGAAGCGTGGGCAACCGAGGGAAGAAGCTCTGCGCCCGAAGGTTATTGAGGGGGCTGGCATTACCCACAAC